GAGGCGCTCGCTGGGGTGCACTCGCCTTCGGTGCTTTTGATTGCCGACGAGGCCAGCGGTATCCCCTCCAGCGTCTTCGAGGCTGCGTCTGGCAGTATGTCTGGCCACTCTGCGACGACGATCCTGACCGGCAACCCCACGCGGAATACGGGTTTCTTTTATGACACGCACAATCGCCTGCGTGACGACTGGTACACGATGCATGTGTCTTGCGTGGACAGCCCGCGCGTGAGCGAGGATTTCGTGGAGGATATGAAGCGCCGCTACGGTGAGGACAGCCCCGCCTATCATGTGCGCGTATTGGGCAACTTCCCCCCGTCCGAAGAGGACACGGTGATACCTGTTTCGCTTATTGAGCATGCCATGGCGAACGACATCAAGGTGCATGAGGACACGATTGCCATATGGGGCTTGGACGTCGCGCGTCAGGGCGGCGATGCCAGCGTTTTGTGCAAACGTCAGGGTCCGGTGATACATCCGCTGACCGTGTGGCGCAACTTGGACCTGATGCAGCTTACGGGCGCCGTGAAGGCGGAGTATGATGCCATGCCGCCGAGTAAGCGGCCGGCGGAGATCATCGTGGATAGCAATGGCTTTGGCGCTGGGGTGCTCGACCGCTTGCGCGAGCTTGGCTTGCCGGCGCGTGGTTTGAACGTGTCGGAGCGCGCCATGGCGAAGGACACGTATTTGAACTTGCGCGCGGAGATCTGGTTTAAGATGAAGATGTATCTCGAAGGCATGGATGTGTCGCTGCCGCGCGACGATGCGTTGTATGCGGAGCTTGCGGCGCCGCGGTATCACTTTACCAGCGCGGGCAAGCTGCAAGTCGAGAGTAAGGATAGCATGAAGAAGCGCGGCGTTGCGTCGCCTGACAGGGCGGATGCGGTGGCGTTGTCGCTGGCGAATGACCACACGACCATGGCGTTTGGAACGAGCTCAGCCGGCTCATGGAACCGGCCACTGCGTCGTGGTTTGAGCGTGGTTTAGAAAAAGTTTGCGAAAAAGTTTACTTAGTTTTTCGCAAACTCTGTGGTACTCTTTTTGTAGCGGCGTTCCTCCCCATGGCCGCAGACGGCGTGTTTTCCTTCACGTCTCCCCCGCGCGGGTATGCTCGACGCCCGCGCGGGGTTTATTTTACGCGAAATTCCTGTATTATGTGTGTGAGTTGCACAAGGAGACGACATATGCCTATGGTTGCGGGGAAGCATTACGCATACACGAAAAAAGGGAAAGCAGCGGCCAAGAAGGCAGCGGCAAAAAGCGGCAAAAAGGTGCAGTATGGCACCACCACCAAGCGCCGCATGAAAAAGAAATAATGTGGACCGCGGTCCTGATGCTTTGCAATACCTCCGCGCAATGCTTTGCATTTGGCGGGCCGGTGTTGCCGAGCGAGGATCAGTGCGTTGCCAGTATACGCGCTGGCTTTGATTACGCGATACAAATATTTCCGGCTTACACGCCTGTCGATTGGCAGTGCATAAGCTGGGACGAAGAGGCATAGATGGCAGCGACGAAAAAGAAGACGAGCGGACCCAAGCCAAAGAACGCCGCGCTCTACGCGCGTGTGAAGGCGGCGGCGAAGAAGAAGTTTGACGTGTACCCCAGCGCTTATGCAAATGCGTGGCTTGTGCGTGAGTATAAGAAGCGCGGTGGCACGTATGGCTAAGACGCGCGGCGGATTGACGAAGTGGTTTAAGGAAGACTGGCGAGATGTTAAAACGGGCAAGAAGTGCGGTAGATCTGGGCCTAAAGACAAGCGCAAGTCTTATCCGGCTTGTCGTCCTAAAAGCCAAGCGAGTAGTGAGACAGCTAAAAAAATGGCTAAAAAGAAAACTGGGCCGGCAAGAATAAGTTGGAAACCGAAGAAAGATGGCAGAAAAAAAGCGTAAGCGCAAATCTGGCCCAAGCCTCTCAGTGGGCCGCGGCGAGAAGCTATCCGTCAAACAGGGCGGAGGATTGACCGCGAAGGGCAGAGCGAAGTACAACCGCGCGACTGGTTCAAATTTAAAGGCGCCTGCGCCAAACCCGAAGACCAAGAAGGACGCGGCGCGCAAGAAGTCGTTCTGCGCACGTTCCAGCGGTTGGACGGGCGAGCGCGGCAAGGCGGCACGTAGAAGATGGAAGTGTTAGATGGGTAAGGCAGAGCGGATAATACGTGGCGCAGACAGCTTATTAGACTTTGTAATTAAAGGGTCCGACTATTTTGCGCCGCCGCGCGGCGGCACCAGTCGTGCAAAAGACCCTGCGCTCTATAGCCCGTTTTCCATGGTTAAGCATAAAAATGCCCCCTATAATTATGTTGTGAAGGGGCAACAATTATCAGACCAGCTTATACCGCCTTCGGTGATTGACCCTGCAAGTCTTCTTGGAAAGACGATGTCTTTTGCAACTGGCGACCGTACATCTAATCAGCGCATGATTGACGAAGTAAACGAGTATATTTTACAAAACCGCCCGCTTACCTTTGGGGGTCCAGAATACATGGATCAAATTATGCGTGGCGTTTGGGCGTCGGAAAAGAACCCCATGAAGGCAAAGGCAAATGCGTTGAAGGGGGTTTCTGATCTCGACAACATACTTGCCTATATGCCAATGGGCGAAAGATCCGGCGACTTTTCGCGCCATATGGCGGAAGTGTACGGAGACATGCTTTCATCCAGCGGAAATTTAAACAACTTTAGGGCTAACGCTAAAAAAATTGACCAAGTTTTGCGTGATCGTTTTCCAAAGGTTAAAGATATACCAAGCATCTCAGATCCGACGTTCCCTGATTGGCTTGCAAATCAAAAGGGCGGACGGCGCGCTCAGTTTATAAAGTTTTTCGACAGCAATCAGATGCGCGAGCTTGGCGTCCCTGACGTGGCCGCAGCGCGCTTTGCGGTGACAAATCCTGACTTGATGCTTTCAGACACTGCAAGTGTAGGATACAGGTTCGCAACACCTAAAAAGGGCGCCGACATTATCGTCTCAGACGATCACCCGTCATACAACGCATTTTTACCCCGCGAGGAGGGCTCAAAGTCAATGACATTTGGCTTTGAAGTGCCATATACAATCGGCGCCCGTGACACGGCGTTACCTAAAGCGGCAAAGACTGGAACAATTTTGGCCAAGCCAAAAGATGTTAAGTCGTACATGGGCAACCCAAATTTACGTCAATTTATCGACCAGCAATTTGTGGACGAAGTAAGCACATATGGTGACTACCTCAAGCGTCACGGCAAAAAACGTGCCGACGAGTATGCAACAAGCCTTTTAAGACGTTTTATGAGTTCGCAATGAGATCCTTAATTTCCTCAATCGTGTCATCGATCATCTCTTGGATCTCTTTGGGTAGATCCTCTGGGCTCGTCCAGAGCATCATTACCGTCGCTTCGATGCTGCGGCGAATTTGTTCCAGTTCCTCGTTCATCTTTTCCTCCAAATCGTGTTATAATCCACGAAGTTAACACAGGACTAACACCTTGGCAACCCTAGACCCATACTCGCGCACGCAGCAATCTGAACGGCAGGCTCAGCTTAATCAAGATGACTTAGACGCTTGGAACGCAATGCTGGATGAACAAGCGCGGCGAGAGCTTGACGAGTGGTACGCCGATAGCGAGCGCCGGCGTCAGGGAACGATTGAAGCCGCGCCTCCTCCGAGGTTTACCGAGAAGGTGCGCCGCGGGTTTACAAGTCTTCTGGACACGGCTGGCATGTCTCCCTACATGGCGCGCCGCACCAGCGAAGGTATATTTGGCCGTCCGTTTGCACGTCCTCAGTCTGAGCTTGGGCTCATTGAGGAAATCGGCTTAGCCGGAATACTTCCGCACAGTGCGGCGGCTCTTGCTGGCGGGGAGGCTCTTACATCCGCTGCCCGCGGTGAACGGGGCGCAGCATTAGGATATGCCGGTTTAGGGCTCCTAGAAGCCTCTGGCGCGAAAGGTGCGTCAAAATACATCAATGCCGGCAAGCCAGACATATTGGGCTATTTAAAATCGCGCAATAAAACTCTTGACGTCAATCCGGCGGCGTTGTTGCCACGTCGCTCCAGCGACGACATCTCATACGACGACGTCTATCACTATATGAAGAGCAACGAGATGATAGGCGACAAACTCATGCCACCCTCAGAGGGTGCGCGGTTTGATCGTCTGGGCGTTCACGTTGGCACGCCAAGGCAGGCGGAGGACAGATTTTACACAAGACACGGTAGAAATGCCAAGGATCTCAAAGAGAGTTGGATCTTTTCTTCTGATCCGCCTAGCAGCGGCGTCACACTGCCGCTTAAAATGAGAGCGGAAAAGCCATTTACCATAAAAGACTTTGAAGAGTTCGGCATAGACATCGATCCATCTATATCGTCCCGTAGTTTTGAAATTGACGGAGAGACTGTACTTTCTGAAGATGGTGTCCGCGAGGCTATGAACGCCTTTGCTGACGCGCGCGGGCTTGATCTTGAAGAGGGGTTAAAAGTCTTCAAGCAAGAGTTGACCGATAAGGGGTACACCAACATCCCATACGTGAATATGATCGAAGGGGTGAAGCCAAGCGAAACTTTTGCTAAAGACTTCAAGTATACTCCAGAAAACGTAAGCAACATTATGCTTGTGGAACGTACCGCTGGAGATCCCGAAGTTATTAGAAGCAGGTTTGCAGCTATGAAAGACCCATACGCTCAATCAATTATGGCGTCGGGTTTACTTGGCGCTGTAATAGGTCAAAACGCAAACAGTCAACGTGGCTCACAATATTAAGAGGCAAAGATGCATAACGAAATTAATCAACTTGTGAGCGCCCTCGAAGAAGAGCTCGAACCAAACGTAATGGGTGACGACGAGCTACAGGGCATCGTCGGAAAGGAAATCGAAGACGCGATTGACTACTCCGACAATTGGGTATCGCCATATCGCGCCACGGCGACTGAGTATTACCGCGGCGACCCGTTTGGCGATGAGGAAGAGGGCCGCAGCCAAGTGGTCAGCATGGACGTACGGGATACCGTACAGGCCATCATGCCGTCGCTGATGCGGATATTCCATAGCACCGACCGCACGGTGGAATACGCACCGCAGGGGCCGGAAGACGTTGCAGCGGCCAAGCAGGCGACCGAGTACGCAAATTACATCATCAACCGTGACAACAACGGCTTCTTGCACACGCACGCCGCGTTCAAGGATGCGCTGATCCGCAAGGTGGGCGTGCTAAAGTGCTACTGGGACGATCAGACCAAATTCGAGACACATGATCTCACGGGGCTCGACGATAACGCTCTGGCGGCGTTGATGTCAGATCCAGCGGCGGAAATCGACATCGTCGCCTCCGAGCCGTTTGGCGAGCCCTCAATGGACCCCATGACCGGCGAGATGTTACCGCCCGCCATGATGCACGCCGTGCGCGTAACATATACGCATCCAGATGGCCGCGTGAAGCTGGAAGCGGTGCCGCCCGAAGAGTTCCTCATATCGCGCGAGGCGAAGTCTCTAGAGGACGCCGATTACGTTGCGCACCGGCGCATTCTGACCGTCTCCGAGCTTGTGGCGATGGGCTACGACTACGACGAGGTTGTAAAAATGTCTTCGGCGCATGAAGACATGGCGACGAACATTGAGCGCACCACGCGAAACCGCGCGCTGAATAACGAGATGAACGAGCGCCACGATCCCGCGATGAAGAAGGTGCTTTACGTCGAAAACTACATCAAAGTTGACTACGACCAAGACGGCATCGCGGAGTTGCGTAAAATCTGCACCGCCGGCGACGGCAACAAGATCCTTATGAACGAGCCGT